AGCAAAACAAACGTCTCGCTAAGGTATATGACGAGATACTTATCCCAGGTTGCCGTTTCTTAACGGACATCCAGGACAATGGCGTTCCTTTTGACAAGCTAAGATTGCTCAAGTCTCAGTCTCTTATGCAACAAGAGATTGATGATGCAGTAGCAGAACTATATAAAGAACCTGCCATTCGTAAATTTGAAGAAATCAATGGAAAAGATTTTAACCCTAATTCTACTGTTCAGCTTCGTAGCCTGCTCTTTGACTACGTTGGTCTCAATCCTACTGGTAAAAAGACTGGCACTGGAGCACATTCAACAGATGCGGAGGTTCTTGAGACACTCTCTCAGCAATCCCACATCCCAGGTCTCATTCTCAATATTAGACAAAAGTCCAAGATTAAGAATACTTACTTGGACAAAATCTTACCGCAGTTGGATCGAGATAGTAGACTCCGTACGGGATTTAACCTGCATGGTACTACTAGTGGGAGGCTCAGCTCTTCTGGTAAACTCAATATGCAACAGCTGCCTAGGGATAACCCTATTGTAAAAGGATGTATCAAAGCAGCTCCGGGGCATAAGATTGTTGCTATGGACTTGACAACAGCAGAAGTATATGTTGCTGCTGTGCTTGCAAAAGACACCGCCTTGATGGATGTATTCAAGTCGGGTGGTAACTTCCACAGTACAATTGCTCACAAAGTATTTAAACTACCTTGTAAAGTAGAGGAAGTAGCAGAGCTATACAGTACGCAACGCCAGGCAGCAAAGGCTGTTACTTTCGGTATTATGTATGGTGCTGGCGCGGCTAAAATCAGTGAACAAGTTACAAAGGACTCTGGAAAATACTTTAGTAAGCAAGAGGCTCAAGAAGTTATTGACGAATACTTTAACGCTTTCCACAAACTAAAACAGTGGATTACAGATAATCAAAAATTTATCCAACAAAATGGATTTATTTATAGCTTCTTCGGAAGAAAAAGGAGATTACCAAATGTCGCATCGACAGACAAAGGCATCCAGAGCCATAGCGTTAGGTCTGGTCTTAATTTTCTGGTGCAGTCTGCTGCTTCTGATATTAACCTTTTAGGTGCTATTGATATGAATGCATGGATCAAAGCTAATAACAAAAAAGCTCGTATCTTCGCACTTGTACACGATTCAATCCTAGCAGAAGTGCCAGAAGATGAAGTAGATGAATACATGGAAAAACTAGCAAGTTATATACAAATGGATAGAGGTATATCTATCCCAGGTGCGCCTGTAGGATGTGACTTTGAGATTGTTCACGAAGATTACTCAGGCGGCAAATTCGAGAAGATGTATGGTAATCACATTTAGAGATTTTAAACTAATTCAGTTCCCAGCCTTTCTTTTAAAGTCTGGGAATTGGGATATGCAAGATGGTTTGTTATTCTGTGATGGTAAGTTATTGGATGATACCAACCAAGAGGGAGCAACTCTAGGTGCTCGCAGGATGCAAACCCACTTCAAAGACAAGTATGAACTAAAAAACGCAGTTACTGCTGCAAATGGTATTTTGAAACAAAAAACTCCCTATTTCATAGATAATAAAGGAAAAACATTTATATATGAAAAAACTAGGTATCTTTCGTTAAAGTATCATAAAATTACAAAAGTAGTGCGAAAAAATGTAGCTTCACTTGTATGGGTAAAAGGGCATAATGCTGCTTTTACTGTTGCGCGCCCGCCCGATGCAAATATGCAGTGGGCAGGTATTTTGCATCTACACGGAGTTCCGTGGATGCTTTACGAGTACTCGGAAACGAAACTCAAAGACACAAGGCGAAAAGTATAATTTATGGCTAAACGCAGAAAAACTCTTGCAGGTGTAAACTTTGACCTAAGAGAGATCGAACCTTTAACACGCAACCAACTCAAGGCTTTTGAGTCTAGTAAAAATTTAGTTCTGCACGGACTTGCAGGCACAGGGAAGACTTTTATTTCGTCATATCTAGCTTACGATGATATGACAAAAGGAGAGTATCAAAAGCTAGTGATTATACGAAGTGCAGTTCCTACGAGAGACATTGGATTTCTGCCAGGAACAGAAAAGGAAAAAGCATCGGTTTACGAAGAGCCTTACAAGGATATTGCTATAGACTTGTTCGGCAGGGGCGATGCATATGAAGTACTAAAACAAAAAAATCTAGTAGAGTTTATGACCACTTCATTTATTCGGGGTATCACTTTACGAGATGCTGTGATTCTAATTGATGAGTGTCAGAATATGTCATTTCATGAGTTAGACTCTATTATCACTCGTATGGGAGAGAACACTAGAGTTATTTTTTGTGGAGACTTCCGACAAGCAGATCTGAAAGGCAATGGAATACGAGATTTCTTTCAGGTACTGAAACGTATGGGTCTTTTCGATTTTATTGAGTATGAGGTCGAAGACATTGTAAGATCCGACTTTGTTAAAACTTATATTATTGCTAAGAACGAACTTGAACTATGAAGGCAGTCATAAGCCACAGAATTTATATGGAATGCGATGATCGATTGCAAGAGCAGATTGATAAAGAGCTCACATATACTATTCCTGCACACAACCCTCTTGATCCACCCCAAGTTATCAAAAACATGGGAATTATTCGTAAAGGGTTAGTCTCATTACCTATCGGACGTACTGATTTGATACCAGATCACTACGAAATAGTCGATAAGCGTATTGAAAAGCCAGTGCAATTTCCAGAGTTTATGTTTGATCTTCGACCAAGCCAAAAAGCGGTTTATGACGAAATCAAAGACAATAGTATAATTAACGCGTGGGTAAGCTGGGGTAAGACTTTTACAGGTCTTGCAATTGCAGGCAAGTTAGGTCAAAAAACTCTTGTTATTACCCACACAGTGCCTCTGCGTAATCAGTGGGCAAAAGAGGTAAAGAAAGTCTATGGTTTTGAACCTGGCATCATAGGAAGTGGTAGATTTGAAATTGATACTCCTATCGTTATCGGGAATACTCAGACTTTATACCGCAATATCGAGAAGATTCGTAAAGAGTTTGGCACTATCATACTTGATGAAATGCATCACGTTAGTAGTCCTACCTTTAGTAAACTTTTAGATACAAATTACTGTAGATACAAGATAGGTCTATCGGGGACTATAGAAAGAAAGGATGGAAAACACGTTGTGTTCAGAGATTACTTTGGTAATACTCTTTTCAAGCCACCCAAAGAAAACTATATGACCCCTACAGTACACATTGTTCCATCAGAGATTCGTTTTATGGATGGAGCAAAAATACCCTGGGCTAACAGAGTAACAAAACTAGCATCTGATGAAGAGTATCAACATACAATCAGTATGCTTGCCGCGGCCTACGCCGCAAGAGGGCATAAAGTGCTAGTAGTAAGTGATCGTGTTAGCTTTTTGAAAAGATGTGCCGAACTTACTGGAGACAAAGCAATTTGTGTAACTGGTGAAGTAGAGCATGAAGATCGAGAAAAACTTGTAGACCAAATTCTCTACGGGGGTGCACAGGTTTTATATGGAACGCAAGCAATTTTCTCAGAGGGTATATCAGTAGATAACCTCAGTTGCCTCATTCTAGGCACACCAGTGAATAACGAGCCTTTGCTAACACAGCTTGTGGGCAGGGTTATTCGTAAAAAAGAAGGCAAGCTTGATCCAGTCATCATTGATATTCACCTGAAAGGCAATACTGCTCGCAAGCAGGCTTCCAACAGGGTAGGATTTTATATGAAACAAGGCTGGGACATGAAATACCTTTAAAAAAATATTTCTTGACAACTTACTTAAACTTCGGTATAATATATGCTCTTATTTGATTGGACGAAGGTCTATGATACGGCGGCTGGCAGTATCTATAATTGTAACATGATTATGGAGATGCTTATTAGGGGAAAAATCCCTAAAAATAAGTACGACCCTATTTATAAATTTTCGCAGAAAAACTTTCGCGGTAACTCTTTTCTGGTACACCCAGAGTTTCTTCTGTACCACTCTCATAAGTACACCCAAAAAGAAGTATGTATGTATTATGCCCTGGCTTCATTAAGAAGTCTGTCAGATTACTATGCTTCAAATAAAACTACACTAGATTCACTACATTGTCCAGTGGATTTAGAAGAAATTAACGACAACAGGCTACTTATTGTAGAAGAAGATACAATCACTTTTATCTACGAAGAAGTCACTATGGAGACTATACACTAATGGCTATTGCATTTAACCAACACAAGGGCGCAGCCCAAAAATCATCAATCGACACTTTTCAATATGTAGACGGCGACAACAAAATGCGTCTAGTAGGCGATATTCTTGCTCGCTATGTTTACTGGATTAAAGGTGAAAACGATAAAAATATTCCTCTTGAGTGCCTGTCTTTTGACAGAAACTCTGAGAGATTCAATAATGTAGAGAAAGACTGGGTACGAGAGTACTATCCTGATCTAAAGTGTGGCTGGAGTTATGTAACTCAATGCCTTGACAACGGGCAGGTAAAAGTTGTAAATCTAAAGAAAAAACTGTGGGAGCAAATCATTACTGCTGCAGAAGATTTAGGTGATCCAACAGATCCAGATACCGGCTGGGATATTTGCTTCAAAAGAGTAAAGACTGGCCCACTTCCTTACAATGTTGAGTATCAATTACAAGCACTGAAGTGCAAGCCTCGTGCTTTGACAGATGACGAGAAAGCAGCAATTGCTGATCTTAAGTCTATGGACGATGTGATGCCTCGTCCTACACCTGACGCGCAGAAAGAACTTCTTGATCGAGTACGCGGCGCACAAAACGAAGCAGATGACGAGCTTCTTGACGCAGAGTTTAATGTAGGATGATTCTCTTTACGGCAGACTGGCACATAAAACTGGGTCAGAAAAATGTCCCAGTAAAGTGGGCTACAAACCGTTATCAGATGTTCTTTGACCAGATCTATGAGTTAGAGAAAGAGTGTAATATGCACATAATCGGAGGCGATCTCTTTGATCGTCTCCCGAATATGGAAGAGTTGGAACTTTACTTCAAGTTTATTCGTGGAGTAAAGATTCCAACAATTATCTATGATGGAAAT